TATGTAACGAATGTAACACTGGCTTAGGAAAATTCAAAGACGACACAGCAATACTTAAGAACGCAATAACCTATTTACAGGAGAACTAAATGAGTTTTATGACATTCCTCGCACCACTGGTGCAGCCTATAACTAAACTTATAGATGAGATGCATACCTCGGAAGAGGAGAAGTTAGAACTAAAGGCACACATGTTTGGACTACAGTCTCAGCTTGCAGCTAAGTTGCTAGACTACGAGACTAATAAGATCCAAGCTCAAGCAGATGTAATTAAAGCTGAAGCCACAGGAGCATCATGGATACAAAGAAATTGGAGACCAGTTTTAATGCTATCAATAGTAGCAATTATCGTGAACAATTACTTACTGCTTCCCTACGCTTCAGCACTAGGGTTACCCTTAGTGATCCTAGAGCTGCCGGATTCATTGTTTACACTTATGCAAATAGGTGTGGGGGGATATATAGTAGGTAGATCAGGTGAGAAGATCGCAGACAAAGTTAACTGGGGACAGAAGTGATCACATTACTATTCGATGCAGACATACTGCTTAATAGATTCACAGTCTATGAGCAACAGTCTCTTGATTGGGATGGTGATGGTCAGAGTGAGGTCTATGGAGGCAGTATTGGTATGGCTTTACATTCTTGTGATGCATTCATTGAGAGAGTACGTCTAGAGTGTAAGGCTGATAGAGTAGCTATGGTCTTCTCAGGCTACAACATCTTCCGTAAGGATCTTACAGATACCTACAAGGCAAACCGTACAGGAGACAAACCTGTCCTCTTACCGGAGCTTAGGCAGCGTCTAACAGAGAAGTATGTAACCTTTGAGGAAGACAATCTGGAAGCTGATGACCTACTAGGTCTATTGGTAACCAATGACATGATAGAAGGTGAGGTTATTATTGGTACAATTGACAAGGATCTATTACAGATTCATACCAAGGTGTATAACTGGGACAAGAAGGTAATGCATGAGTTCACAGATGATATGTGCAGTGCATGGTTCTACTCTCAGGCTCTACTAGGTGACCGTATAGATAACTATAAGGGTTGCTATCGTGTAGGAGAGCGTACCATAACAAAGGTATTTGATACTGTAGACAGTGAGTATGATAAGTTCGATAAGTGTTTGAGTGAGTTCTACAAGCACTGCCACACCTACGAGTACGCCATGTTACAATTTAGATTAGCTAGGATCCTTAGGGGAGATGAGTATAACTTTGAGACCAAGGAGGTCAACCTATGGAACCCACCAACGCCGTAGATAAAATGGTACGCACAGTATTTGGTCATATAATCAGCATTGATGATAAAAGTCTGGTTTATTGTACAAACTGTGAGATGGTTTGGCAGAGAGGGACGAGACCTAAATGTGGTAGCAACAAATTAGGACAGTATTGTTGTTCTGATCCAATAATGTTATCTAAGCCATATAAAGATAGACCTACGTCCCTCAACCAAGGAGAAAGCTACGTGCCTAAACTAACATATACAGATCCAGTAACGTCCCCTGCACACTATACATCTCACCCATCTGGTGTTGAATGTAAGTACATTATAATGCATAGCACTTGGGCAATAGGTAGTGCAATCAAGTACTTATGGAGATGTGATGGCAAGGGTGTACCTATACAGGATCTACATAAAGCTATTGAGTGTATAAATATTGAACTAGAAAGGAGAGAGATAGTTGAAGGAAACAGACGAGCCGATAGTAATGATAGCAGTAGCCAGCCTGAAGGGCACTGCCCGTAGTGCATTAGTAAACTATACAGGGGAACCCTACAAAGTTAAGACCACTCATTTTACCTTCGGGGATATCATATACCCTAAGCGGTGGACTCACTTGACAGCCTATAAGAAGGCCGATTACGATAAAACTGTTTGGCCTAATGAGGTTCATAGAATAGTTCTATGAGCTATGGCGTATACTAGAAGAGAGAACGCTATTCTATCCCATAGGATACACTATACCCTATCGTACACCCCCTGCAACGGGGGGATTCACTGGAGCACATTATGCAACCCTTACCCCATACATTCGAGCTATTAGTTGAACAGCTGCGAGTGTCCTTCCCTGATAGATGCCCGAATATCAAAGACGATGAAAGAATGATCTGGTTTAATGCCGGTTGTGCTCATGTCGTTAAGCATATTCAAGCTCGCATCGACGATCCCGACGAACCTGAGAATTTATAACATGTGTGGAAAAAGCCTATTAGGACTACCTGATGCTCCCGATTTACCGGAGCCACCTCCTATTGAAGAAGAGGTAGAACCAGCAGTATTTGAAGAAGCTGGACAATCTAAAAAGAAACGTGGCAGAGCCTCTCTGAAACGTGATGATGACCTGCAATCTGGTGCTAATACTGGACTCGCAATACCAGAAGGATAACCTATGGCCCTACCTCCATTCATGTCGCTGCTCGCTAAAAATGCAGCAGTTAAGAGACAGTCTATAGTTAGAGACAATACTCCCTTTGGTGCTAGTACTAGACGAGCCTTTGCTAAACAGAAGATCATTAAAGATCAGTCTGGATTTTCTTTCTTTGATTCTCCTGATGGAGAGTATACTGGAAGGAATGCTAGAAAGCAAGGATTTAAAACTAACTTTAATACGACAGCCAATGGTACTCGTATCGCACATAGCATACAAGGCCCGAGTGGTAGAGCAACAAGGATTAACCCTAATGCTTACCTAAGGACTGCTGCTGAAATACGCACCGTTACTAACCCTGTTGCCCCATTCTCTGGTGGTACAGGTACTACACGACAAGGTGTGTTTGTTAATGATCGCGAGATCACCCCTAAGAAATTTCAGAACAGAAGAGGTAGTAGCTCTAATCCGTTCTCAGGGAATCCTACAAAATTTGATGCTGAATCATTCACTAAGAGGCATAATGCTGAAGTAGATGAGAATAACACTCAACTACAACCCGCCATTGATGACTTCAATGCTGAAAGATTTAAGTTTGCAAAGAATAAGAACAGAGCTTTAAATGGTTTCGGATCTAAGGATCCTGCCAAATTAAATAAGAACGCTCGTCAAGAATCTACTAATATTTCTGGCATCGCTAGAAAGAAATTAAACTCAAGCTCTCGTCTGAAAGCAAAAGGTAACTCCCGAGGGGTTGGCTTAGGCACAGGTGGGGCAGGATTAGGAATATAATGTCAGCAAAAAAGAGGTACGATAAACTCGCTGCCAAGCGTGAGCCAGCCTTACGTCGAGCACGAGCAGCATCAGAACTAACAATTCCCTCTTTGATAGTTCCTGATGGTCATTCACAAGAGTCTGTGTTACCTACACCTTATCAAGGTATTGGTGCACGAGGTGTAAACACATTAGCTGCCAAGCTAGCATTAATACTAATGCCTGCTGGTGATCCTTTCTTCAGATATACCATTGATGAGTTCGTTGAAGCTGAACTTACTGGTGGCAAGAAAGGTGGAGTAGATGAAGCACTGGCAAAAATCGAACGAAGCATTAGCCGAGCAATCAACGTCACTGGAATCCGTGTCCCGTTGGTTGACGGTCTGCGTCATCTTATTGTTGGTGGTAACGTCATACTGGGCTATCAAGGACAGAAAAAAAGATTTAGAGTGTTCTACCTTAATCAATACGTCCAACACTTCACACCCGATCACAAGCTCTTAGAAGTAATTATAAAAGAAACTACTACAGTCAGTGCACTATCTAAAGATGTCCAAGAGGCAGTAGATATTGTAGGTAGTGGTAAGAAGCAAGACGATGATATAGATATGTATACTACCATAGTGCGTGAGCCTTCTGGTAAGTATAGAGTCTTCCAAGAAATCAATGAAAGACTTACAGGTCAGAACGAAGGTCTACACACTGAAGAGAATCTACCATACCTTATCTTAGGGTGGAACTGGGTTGACGGTGAAGACTATGCTCGTGGACATGTTGAAGAATATTACGGCGACCTTAAATCACATGAGGAATTATCTCGTGCGTTGGTTGAAGGCTCTGCTGCGGCTGCAAAGATTATATACTTTGTTAGACAAGGTGGAAGTACATCCGTAAGGGAACTAGAGAAAGCTAACGGTAGTGTAGTCTCCGGCAATGCAGATGATGTATCCGTACTACAACTTGAGAAGTTTGCAGACTTTAGAGTAGCCCAAGAAACAGCACAGGAAATAGCTCAAAGATTACAGTTCGCATTCTTAATGCAACAAGCTGTACAACGTGATGCTGAACGTGTGACTGCTGAAGAAATCAGACGAGTAGCAGAAGACATTGATGACACCCTAGGTGGAATCTTTAGTCAACTATCGGAAGATTTCCAATTACCACTAGTTAAACTAGTATCTAAAGATCTGGAGAAGAGTGGAAAACTACCCTCACTACCAGCTGATACTGTTGATGTTCAAATATTAACTGGGCTACAAGCTCTTGGACGTAATGCTGACTTACAGAAACTACAAGCATACTTCCAATTAATACCACCACCATTGTTAGAACAACTACTACCTCGATTTGATGTAGATGAAATCTCTAAACGTATTGGTGCTGCTGTTAACCTAGATACCTCAGGTCTATTAATAAGTAATGAGGAAGCTAGTGCTGCAACTCAGGATGCACAACTTCAAGCAATGATTCAAGAGGTTGGCCCTGAAGTAGTCAAACAATTATTACAAGCTGCAATTCAGCAGCAACAAGGTGGAGGACAACAAGGTCAACCACCACAACAAGGAGCATAAATATGGCTAAGGCCGTACCTGTTACACAAGATGATAACCAAGAGAAGGTTATGGATCAGAGTCAAGTGGTTATCATTGCTGAGTTGCAAGCACAAGTTGCTGCACTTATGGAAGCAAACCGTGTTGAAGACGCTGCCGCCATCACCGATCAAATAGAAAAGATGACTGTAAAGTTTGGCCTACCTCAGGCTATTCGAGAACCTGTTGTAACAGAGTCTAAACAGATCGTCACTATTGATGGTAAGAAGGTCACACTCACAACTAAAGTTACTAACTTTTAGGAGAGAATGATGGCTGATGCAAATGAAGTAAACTTAAGTACGGAAGATCCTGCTGCTGCTGATGCAGCTAATGCCGTACATGAACAAGCGATGATAGATAAGGTAGATGGTAAAGAGCCAGCTATTGATGCATCTGTAATTACTCGTCCTGATAATATTCCAGAGAAATTCTGGGATGCAGAGAAGGGTACGACTAATGTAGATGCTATGGCAGCATCCTATGCAGAGCTTGAAAAGAATAAAGCCACACCCACTGATGATACTCCAGATGAGACTGATGAGACAAGTGATGATGGCCTTGGTGTCCCTGAACAATCTGGGGACGACTTTATGGATTCCCTTTCTCAGGAGTGGGAAACAGATGGTAAACTTTCAGATGCTTCGTATGCAAAGATCGAAGAAGAGAAAGGATTCAATAGGGAGTTTGTTGACAATTACATTGCTGGTCAGCAAGCCAGAGTAGCAGGATTCCAACAGGAAGCCTTTTCAATTGTTGGTGGTAAAGAGAATTACATGTCCCAGATTCAATGGGCAAGTGCTAACCTTTCAGCCGCACAACGTGAAGCTCTAAATAAGAACTTAAATTCTTCTGATATAGAAGCTGTTAAACTAGGTGTGACTGCCTTGAATCAACAGTACGTTGATGCCAATGGTAAGACCGCTGACATTATACATGGAGGAGGTGATCCATCTACTGGTCAAGGTTACAGATCTTGGGCAGAGGTTACCGCAGCAATGAGTGATCCGCGTTATCAGAAAGATGAAGCGTATCGTAAAGACGTAGAGAGAAAGACAGCAGCGTCTAATTTATAATTTCTAGTGGTGCTCCTACTAGTTCGGGAACAATATGGCCCTCTCTCCGTGGCGTTCCCACCCTAATTTCCGACAAGGAATCCACAGGCTCTAGCCCTGTATAATCAAGCTAGAACTAATTCAATACCCTGTTACAATCTAAAGCCCAGAATACCACTGGATAACTTTGTGACAAGTAATACGGTTGAAGCCCATGAATACATTCTTGTATTCTACTTTAACTCTAAATAAGGACAACTAATGTCTAATGCAACAGTCTTTAGATCCGGCCAAGATAACGCGGCTGGTGATACTAAAGCGAACTTTCTAAAAGTCTATGGTGGCGAAGTACTTACTAATTTTGAAGAGTACAATGTCATGAAAGACCTCCAACAGATGCGTCAGATTTCTTCTGGTAAGTCTGCACAATTCCCTGCTACATGGCAGGTTCAATCTAGCTACCATTCAGTTGGTGCCGAGATTGTAGGTCAAGCATCTCCTGCTTCTGAGCGAGTCATCTCTATTGATGATCCTTTGATTGCTGATGTATTCCTAGCTGATATTGAACAAGCTATGAATCACTGGGACGCACGATCAGTATATACTAGCGAGACAGGCCAAGCCCTAGCTCGTAAGTTTGATACAAACTCAATGCAAGTAGCTCTATTAGCTGCTCAATCTACTGCTACTGTAACTGGTGGTAACGGTGGAGCACAATTAACCAATGCTGGCTATGCCACAACTGGTTCAACTATTGCTGCTGGTATCTTTGCCGGTGCTGAACAACTTGATAACAAGTATATTCCTGAAATGAACCGTCATGCTATCTTACGACCTGCACAGTATTACTTAGTAGCTCAGACTACTGATGTAATTAACCGTGACTGGGGCGGAAATGGCGTGTATGCTGAAGGTACAGTTCTTAAGGTTGCTGGAATTAACATTGTTAAATCTCCACACCTACCTTCTGCTAACGTAACTGATGGCCCTGCGGCTTATCGAGGTACGTTTGCAAACACACAAGGTTTAATCTTCCATACAACTACTATGGGTACAGTCAAGCTTATGGACTTAAGTGTTCGTGCTGACTATGATCCTCGTAGATTAGGTACTTTAATTGTATCTAAGTATGCTCTAGGTCACGGTATCCTCCGTCCTGAGTCTGCTGTTGAGATGATTAGCTCTTAAGCAAACCCTAGGGGAAGCCAACTATTAAATGTTGGTTTCCCTTTTTTAACTTTTAGGAATCCTTTATGTCAGATCCAGTCCAAAGTACCAAGCTACAAGCTGTAAACGTACTACTTGCTACGATAGGTCAAGCTCCGGTATCAACCTTAATTGGTTCAGGACTCGGACATGCCAACTTTGCAGTAGCTACGATTAATGAGATTACTCGTCGAATACAGTTAAAAGAGTGGCACTTCAATACAGAATATGATTATCCATTAACACCTAATGCTAGTGGATACCTTGTACCTCCTACAAATACTATGCGTGTAGATCAAATGCGTTGCCACAATGCAAGCGTTGATTTTGTATACCGTGATGGTAGGATGTATGATAAGAAAGCAAGAACAGATGTAATCACATCATCTGAATATACATTTAAAATTATACTAGCCTTCGACTTTGATAAGTTACCCGAGCATGTACGTAACTACATCACTATTAAGTCAGCTAGATTATTTCAAGAACGAATACTTGGATCAGAGACATTAGCTACATTCACACAAGATGATGAAGTTGATGCACTAACTATGGCTATGCAAGCTGACTTAGATAACGCTGATGTAAACATTCTCCATTCAATAGATACATATCAAATAATTAACAGGTATATATAATGGCCTTAGTCTCCTATAGTATCCCTTCGCACTGGAATGGTGTCAGTCAACAACCTGCTGCACTCCGTAATGTAACCCAAGCAGAAGAACAGATCAATGGTCTAGCTACTATTGCTGATGGATTATATAAGAGACCTCCTACTCAGCACATAGATCAAATAAGATCTGGTGATGTAGCCAGTGCTCACCTTCATACGATCAATAGAGATACAACCGAAAGGTTCCTTGTGGTTATCATTGATGATGACTTAGAGGTTTATGATCTATCCGATGGATCCACTGTAAGTATTACGTTCCCCGATGGTAAGCTATACTTAAATGCAGCTGACCCACAATCAAACTTTGCTGCTGTCACTATTGCTGACTATACATTTATAGTTAACAAGACTATTATAGTCACAGATGACGGTACAACTTCCTCTGCTACACTGACAGGTTCCGTTCAGGAATTTGCTGACCTCCCAGTTACCCCTAGTAATGGCGTTAAGTATAAAATAATTGGACAAGCAAGTAATAACTTTGATGATTACTATGTTCAGTACAATAGTTCTACTGCTGTATGGACTGAAGTTATAGGCCCTAGTGTTACAGATACATTAGATGCTAGTACAATGCCACACATCCTTAGTTACACAGGTTCATCTTTTATATTTGCCGAAGCTACTTGGGATGATCAATTAGTGGGTGATGCTGACTCAGCTCCATTCCCTTCATTTGATGCTGGAACTATTAATGATATATTCTTTTATAGAAATAGATTAGGTATGTTATCTGGTGAGAACATTGTTATGTCTCGATCAGGTGACTTCTTTAATTTCTTCCCGTCTACGGTAACTGCGGTTACTGATGATGATCCTATTGATGTAGCAGCTAGCCATACAAAGGTTGCGATACTTAAACATGCGGTGGCATTTAATGAATCATTACTTCTATTCTCAGATCAAACACAATTCGTCCTCGGAGCGTCAGGAACACTTACTCCTAAGACTGTCAGACTCGACGTTGCAACTGAGTTCGAGAACTCTGAAGCAGCAAGCCCTGTCGGAGCAGGACAGAACATCTATTTCGCAGTACCTAGAGGAAGCAATACACAAATCAGAGAATACTTCGTTGAACCAAACACTACGACGAATGATGCAGCAAACATTACTTCACATGTACCGACATACATCCCCCAAGACACCTTCAAGTTAGCCGCAAGTACTAACGAGGACATCTTGTTTGCCCTGTCTAATCAGACACCGAACATAATGTATGTTTATAAGTACTTCTGGTCTGGTGATCAAAAGGTACAAAGCTCATGGTCGAAGTGGCAGTTCGATGCTACCGATGAGATACTTAACGTAGATATCATTGAGGATATTGTATATGTAATTATACAGAGATCCGGTGATGGTGTATACCTAGAGAAGATGCAACTTACAGGAGATGCTTCTGAAGCCGATTTAGGCGTTGTTGTCCATCTCGACAGACGTACAAAACTAACTGGCGTATATGCATCTGGTACTGGCTTAACTACATGGACACTTCCATATGTCGATGCTGGTGACTTCAGTGTCATCCTAGATGAAGCATGGACTACTCGAGCTGGTGAAACAATTACCACTACTAAAGCAACAACTACCACATTGACAGCCCAAGGGAATCTCAGTGCTGATCCAGCGTATGTTGGACGGAACTACAGCTTAGAGTACACTCTATCAGAACAGTTTGTTAGAGAGGCTCGAGGTAACGATAAAGGTGCTATACTTAATGGTGTCTTCATGTTACGTATGCTTAGACTTAGATATGTTAATGCAGGTTTCTTTAAAGTAGAGATTACCCCAGAAGCACGAGAGATGTTTACGTATGTAATGAGTGCCAAGCTCTTAGGAGAGTCCACTAATATCATTGGTGATATTGTAGAGGACACAGGTACATTCGAATTACCGATACTAGCTCAGTCAACTGGTGTTACAATAAAAATAATCAACGACTCTTACCTACCTTCACAGCTTATGGCTGCTGATTTTGAGGGGGAGTACGTCATTAGGAGCAAGCGTGTATAGTTATACAATAGAACCCTTAACAGATGAGTATGCCTCACATATCTACGATAACCTAGTACCACTAGATAAGATAGAGTGTGATATAGGATACGACACTAAGGATGATTTTATAACTGACTTAGCTACTGCTGATTGGAACAAAGTAGTTCTAATAGATGGCGAACCTGTAATGATGTATGGTGTAACAGCCTATGAAGATATGTTCAATACAGGTATTGCATGGATGTTACGTACTGCGGGATTAGACTTAGCTCGACGAGAGTTCTTAAGACAGTCCCGTAATGCTGTGAATGAGATGCAGAAAGATTACCTTACTCTAATGAACATGGTTCATACAGAGAACAAGATGGCTATAAAGTGGCTCAAGTTTTGTGGCTTTACTTTCACGAAGCATGTTCAATTAATTAAAGGAGAACCATTCGTGGTTTTCTACAGGAATAAAAGAAATGTGTAATCCAGCAATGATCGTACCTATCGCAGGAGCAGCCTTTAGTTTTATTGGACAAAGTGCTGCTGCTAAATCTGCTGATAAACAAATACAAGCAGGGTATGGTTTGCAAGCTGATGCCTTCGATGCCCAACGTAAAGAGATTAAAGCTACCGCACAGACTGAGATATCAGATAGAGTACGGCAGGCCCAGATTGAACGTGGTGTCCTAAGGACTCAACAAGGTGAGTCTGGATTAACAGGTACCGGAAGACTGGATAGAGATATTAGTTTCCAATCAGGTACAGATATAACTCGAATAGAAACCAATGCAAGTAATAGAACTAAGAATGCTAATCGGCAACAAGCTGGTGCACATCATCGTTCAACCACAGATGCCTTAAAGATATCGCGTCCGTCATTACTTGGTACGGGTTTACAAATAGCTGGTGCTGTAGCTAATAACCCTAGTGCTCCTACAACTGGTGGTAAGAAGAAGACACAAGGATTCAGCAACAGCTCAAACGACCCACTAGACCTCTAGGAACATTATGATACCAGAACGCACAAAGCAGCAGCATAAACGTGGCACTAAGCCAGTACAGATAGCGGCTGCTGAAAGAGCAGAGAAGCTAATTGTCGCTACTTCTCCTGTCAATACTGGATTTGTGGGTAACCTTCCTAATCAAGCTAGAGGTATTGTACAAGGCTTAGGAGCTTTAGATGATGCACAGATTAAGCAACGTAAGATTCAAGACGATGCTCGCAAGGAACAAGATATACGTGATGCTGTGGAGGACTCCCAGAAAGGAGTGCGGCAAGATAATCGCTCGAAGGATTATGCTGATCAGTACTCGGCGTCTGCTGGTGCTGTGGCTGGACACGACTCATTAGCTAATGCTACGGCATATGTAGAAGAGAATAAGAACAACGGTTGGACTCTAGAACAGATGCAAGCAGGACTTGAAGCTGAACACGCTAAGAGCATGCAGGGATCTGAAGACCAACTATATAACATTAATGCTAACGATATATTCCAGAAGGGAACTCGTGGTTTACTTAGTGCTTACGCAAGTCACAACATAGATACAACTCAAGCTAACAAGCTACAGAATATTAATACAGACTTCACAGCTCGTATTGATAAGTCTGAAACTCCAGAGCAAGTAGCTGGAATATTTAATGCTAAGTTTATTGAGTACACTGCTGCTGGACTAACTAATGTAGAAGCAGCTGATGAACTATACATGTCTGTACAACGACAAGCAGAAGCGTCTGGGAGACCTGAACTTCTATCTGCCCTACAGTTTGTAGAGACACCTAATGGCCCCCTACTGAACATCCCTAAGTATAGGGATCAAGCGGTTGATGCTATTGCTGGTATTGAGTCTGGTATTCAAACAGGTATCGATGCTGAGAACAAGAAAATAATGAGACAGAATGATGTCTTATATTCTGGAATGATCTTTAATGGTCAACGCCTTCCAGCTATTCAGATGTTTCAACAGTTTGCATCAGGACAGCTTAGTGCCCCTATGATGACTAAACTATTAAGTCAGCAACAGAAATCATTTGAAAAGAATGAAGCTGCTAATAATAGAATACAACATTATATGGCAGGAGATATGCACCTCCTTTCTAAGAAAGATATTTGGGAAGTTCAAACTAAGATACTTGATAATGAGCAACCTTCTAATCAGGAGATTTCTCGTATAATTGTTGACGGTGGGACTATGCCTAGGGAGACCTTACGTGGTCTTAATAATGCTAGTATAAATAACGAAGATGAGTATAAGAAAGCTAACCAAGCTTTTAATGATATTAATAACGATCCTGTAGCCAGTAGGTACATGCGTTCGGAGATGGATCAAGATAGAGTAGCAGAGTTTGAATCATACAACTTTGCAACTAAGTTCCTCCAGCTTGATCATGAAGCTGCCAATGCATATTTACAAGAGTGGGCTGGTAGAGATATCTCAGATATCATGACTACTAAAGTTGTTAAAGAACTTAATGCACAGGTGGTAGAAGTCCTTCAGGATGAAGATTTAGGTGGAGCCTCTAGAACTATTAGAGATAATACTCAGAGAATGGCTCACCTACTTACTATGTCGGGTATAACCGATACACAAGAGGCAGCTCAACAGGCTGCTGCACATGTTAAGTTAATTACATCTATAGTCCATACTAGTCCATTACCTGTATCAGCGGTTCCCCAAGGTGTTAACATGGAGGACTCTTTAAACAGATTCTTTAAAAGTGAGAGATGGTCTGAGTTACTTGATGCTGAGAGATCAGTAAATAATAACTCTGTTGTTAACTTACCGGAAGTACGGGAAGCTGATGGGTTTAAGGACTTTACAATGACAGTGGATCCTAATGATCCTACTCGAGTAAACTTATTTAAACCTGAGTATCCATATACACCTGTAACTAACTTTAGCCTACATGCGTTAGCTGAAGAAGATAGAGTTGCTACTAGAACTGAAGAAGCTGAAGCAATTACCTTAGAGAGAAACATCCGAAGTAGACAGCGTATCCTAACAGCTAAAGAAAACACTGATAGAATGCTTAAGCGGATACAAGAGGGATCTCGAGGTAACAATCGTTCACCATTAGTAGAACCATTTGTTCCCCCTAAGGATCAGAAGGCTACAACTGAAGCTAACATTCAGCGAATCAAAGAGAAATAAAAAGGAACAGTATGCCATTTGACGAAGTAAGACCTCAGCAGTTATCATTAAATGAAAGACGCTCGCAAGAGGTTGAAGCTCAGAATGCATATACTGAGAAGCATGAAAGAACTGCTAGGGAGCTATTTGATGCATCTGTACAACAAGATCATGTAGTCCCTGCTATCTTGGATATGGTTAAAGATTCAGAGTTTGAAGCTGATCCTAACTTCACTTTATCTGGCCCTGACCTAGAAGATTATTCTTTTAGGAACGGTATAGCTCCTGAGTACATGTCAGGGATGGCTAATGCTGTATCTCAGGAGCATTTAGATTACCTAGGCTCTAAGATAAAAGATGATGTAGCTGCTGAGGAAACCTTGTCTGCTAATGGGATGAAGGGTCTCGGTATGAGATTATTAGCCGATGGCACTGATCCTATACTTGCTGCTTCATCTATACTTCTTGCTCCTGTTACTGCTGCTATAATTGGTGGTAAGGTTCTTAAGGTAGCTCTTACTGGACACAGAATGAATATGTTCAATAGAGCTATGCGTACTGGACTAGTAGCTGGTGGAGAAAACCTTGCAGCTGAAGCATTCGTTCAACAGACCGATGCTACCCGTGGGGCCAGTAACTTAGTTATGGCCTTTGGTGGTGGAATGTTATTAGGTACTGGAATTGGTGCGGTAGTGGGTAGAGCACGTACTACTAAGTTCGTAGATGATATGGTTCTAGCACACACACTCCGTAACATGGAACAAGCTGGTGCAACTTTATCTCCTAAAGGCCAGAAGATCCTTGCTGGTCTTCAGCTAGATGCAGGTAAAGTTATTGATGAAGTTGAAATAGAACAAGCTAACCTTGCTATGGATACAAACTTTGAAGGCTCTGCTGGTGCTGCTGCTGTTTCAGGTGGTGCGGAGAAAGCCTTAGTTAAAGGAGAGTTTGATGATGACTTCCTTTACGATTTAGTATCTGATGCAGATGATCGTGCTGCCTTTGGTGGACTTAGGTTAGACCTTATAGGTCGTTTAAAGAATGATGCTAGTTCCTTAGCTCGAGGCTTTGCTAATATCTTTGCAGAGGATGGCGTAGGTCGTCTTAATAAAGATGGAGTAATGCGAGCAACTGTAAGTGAAACTCAGAACCTTGAGTGGAGAACTACAGGTCAGGCTTTCTATAAAGTCTATGACGGTGCTTATGATCGGTGGTTAAAAGAGAACAACTTCACCATGAAGGATAGATTCCTTAATAAATCCAGAGTAGCCTTCAATGAAGAGGTTGGTTTATTTGTACGTGGTGTACAGAAAGTAGATGGAGATTACTCTCCTGATGTAAAACAAGTAGGTAAGGCATTCCAAGAAGGACATGCTAAGAGACTACAATTACTTAAAGACTCTGGTGTTAGAGGTGCTGAAGACATCCCAGAGAATCCTAACTTTATGACCAGAGAAGTTGACTGGGAGAAGTTTGGTAAGCTTAAGGATGAGATAGGCTATGATAACCTTGTATCAATGGTAGGTGCTTCATTTAAACAGAGCACTGGATTAACCAATGATGTTTACATCCAGAAGTTAGCAAGAGGCTACTTAGATTCATTGAACCAACAACAACATCGTATTGCTCCTCGGATGCAGAATGGTTTAGATGTTGATGGTGATGACGTAGAGGTATTGGAAGATATACTTAAGAGTCAGAATTTAACAAGAGCTGAACGAACAGAAATTATAGAAGCAATACAAGATGGATTAGGTAAGGCAGCTAAAGATACCAGTGACAAGGATCGCATAAAGACCTTGAAGCAACGGTTTGATTTAGATGAAACCTTCAGCATGGATGTTAAAGATATGAACGGACGTACTAGAAAGGTAAGCCTACACGAGATATGGAATAATGATGCAGAACATTTGTTTGAATCATACAACCGTAGAACATCAGGATGGGCAGCATTGTCCTCTGTTGCTCGTATTAGCTCCCCTGCTGATGTCCAGAAGTTTAAACTAGCGTTACAACAAGATGGATTAGTTGCTGGTAAAACACAGCGTCAAATAGATAAGACATGGCACAAGTTTGAAGCTATCATTAAGAACAGTACAGGCCACTCATTGGAGTTCAATCCTAATGGGGACATATCGGCTATCTCTAGAAACCTTAGAGGTATCAACTTTGCCACCATGAGTGGTCAGTTTGGTGTAGCTCAGATGCCTGAGTTTGCTAATATCATGGGTACTGCTGGTATCGAAAACACCCTTAAGGCTTCCCCACAGTTAAACAAGATGTGGAGGAATGCACAGACAGGTGACTTATCAGATCCCTTCTTTCGGGAGATGGAGTCTATCTTAGGTATGGGTACTGATCATTTGATTAACCCTGTACATACTAGACCTGATGATATGGGTATTAGTGATGGTGCTAGTAAGTTTGAAACAGGTGTCAATCAGATAAACAGAGTAGCTTCTGTTGCGTCTGGTATGGCTCATATCAATGCTGGTATGCAACGATGGGGTGTGGGAGCTATGGCTCATCACATGCTTGGTCTCGCTAATAAGACTGAACTTGCTCCCAAAGATGTTAGGTTCCTTAAGACGTTAGGTGTTGACGAGGGTATATCTAAGAAGATATTTACTCAAATGAAGAAGCATGTCACGTATAAAGAAGGAGCGTTTAAGGGTAAGAACATTGCTCAACTCAACTTTGATAACTGGGATGCTGAAGCTGGTGGAGCCTTTAGATTTGCAATGCATAGAATTAACCGTAGAATGATTCAAGAGAATGATATAGGTAACCTTATACTGGAAACAGTAGAGAGTCCTATGTTGAAGACCTTGGTTCAGTTCCGTAGTTTCTCTATGGTTGCCTTAGGTAAACAAACTCTACGGTCATTACACAATCCTACGGCTGCCAACGGTTTATCCTTCGGTTTCGCTATGGCAATTGCTGGTCTTGCATACACTGCACAACAAGCTGCACTCTATCCTTCTGACTCTAAAGAAGACAGACAGGAAAGAAAGAATAGACTATCTATGGATAAGATTATTGCTGCAACATTTGCTAGAACAGGGCAAGCATCAATGGTTCCATGGGCAGTAGATACTGCTGCTCAATCTGCTAGAATGCCTTCTGTATTTAAAGGTACTCGTAATACTGGATTGAATACTGGTTCAGGATTAAGTGTAGGTGGACTAATGTCTAACCCATCAGCTGCTACAGCTAACAATGTATTTCGTATGCTTAACACAGGTATGAAGTATATGGGTGGTGAAGAGATACGTCGATCAGACGTAGATGCTTTTAAAAAGAACGTACCTCTGTATAGAGTGTTCGGACTTAAACACGGTCTTGATTGGACTTCAGATTACATAGCCGATCTAGACGGTACTGATAAATAACATAAGGAAACAATATGGCCTTTAATGCCAAAGACGAATACACTGGTTCAGGCACAACGGGGCCATTCTCAATCACCTTCCCGTACTTAGATGAGTCACATGTAGCAGTATATGTTGAGGGTGTACTTCAGGTAGTAACTACTGATTACACTCTTCCTACATCTGTTACTGTTAGCTTTGTATCTAATGTAACTACTGGGGAAGCTATAATTATCCAACGGGTTACCCCAACGGGAGCCTTGGTAGACTTTCAGGATAGTACAATTCTAACTGAGGCTGCATTAGATACAGCAAACCTTCAGTCATTGTATATTGCTGAAGAGTCTTCAGATAACAACCAAGATAAACTAGGACTTGACACTGATAATAAATGGGATGGTGAGTCTAAAGTACTTAAAGATGTATTGGATCCAGTGAATGCACAGGATGCTGCAACAAAGAACTGGGTAGAAACAGCAGGACTCTTTAACACATACCTAGGAGCTGCTGCTTCTAACCCTACAACAGATCTTGATGGTGGTGCTTTAACCACTGGTGATTTCTATTACAATACATCTACATCCATATTCAGAGTATACAACGGTAGTACTTTCGTTTCTGCTGTTGCTTCTTCTGATACTCCTACACCTGTTGCTAGTAAGTACGGTGCAGTGGTTGTTCAGAATACTGCTGACGATGGATATGAATTAATAACAAGCCAAGGTGTCTCAGGGAATGTCTTAATTTCCGGTGGGGCCGACGCGTTGCCTTCATGGGGAACTTCTGGTTCAGTTAACATCGCCTTAGATACATTCAGTGGTGATGGATCAGATACTACATTTGTATTAGCTGCTGCTCCTGCTACTGACAGTCAGATGTTAGTATTCGTAGGTGGTATCGTACAGACTGATTGGTCTCGCACGACAACTACAGTTACCTTTGGGACAGCCCCACAGGCTGGTACAGACAATATCGACATATACACCTATGGTGGAGAGTTAGATATTGGTACGCCAGCAGACGGTACTGTAGCTACTGCAAAGATAGCTAACGATGCTGTAGATTATACTAAAGTAGCAGATGGTATGGCTATACAAGTAGTTAATGTGCAAGATAGTGCAGTAGCTACGGGAACAACAGTAATGCCATTTGACGATACCGTCCCTCAGAATGATGAAGGTGATGAGTATATGTCATTAGCTATTACGCCAAAATTATCAACAAGTATATTAAAGATAGACGTTGTAGTCAACTGTGCTACAAGCGTAGCTTCAAACTTAATGATAGCTGCGTTGTTTCAGGATGATACAGTCGGGGCTATATGTACTGGGGCCGGTGGTCGTAACTCTGCCGCACACTCAACTACGCAAGTATCTTATACTTTCTGGATGACTTCAGGGACGGTCAGTGCTACTACTTTTAAAATACGTGCAGGTAACACTAATGCAGGTACAACAACCTTTAACGGATCTAACACAGGAAGGTTATATGGTGGTACATTCTACTCATCTATAACTATAACGGAGATTAAAGCATGATACGCACAGCACGGGGAGATTTACTCTCTAGACAAGAAGCAAGTGCTTCAGCATCCATCGACTTTGATGATGTGTTCTCAACAGATTATAAGGAGTATGAAGCTGTAGGTATTGCTGTATTACCGGCTACAGATAACACTAAATTGTATGTACGTCTTGGTGATGGTTCTACATATCCAGCATCAGCAGGCAACTACGAACACCGTATAGAAAGAGGTGCAACTGCCGATATAGATGATGCTGGACGAGGTGATGGAAATCAAGCCCAGAATCAAATTAGTATACACGGACAAGTAACATCAAACGGTAACGCGGCTGTTGAACAAATGACGTTTAGGATTCGTATTATAAACCCTGCTTCAGCGACTCATATAACTAAGTTTAGATGGGCAATGGAGTTTTCCGGCCCCACAACAGCATTTCAGTATATAGTTGGTGGGGGTTTTGTAACAGCAGCATCAGCACAACTATCATTGCAATTTTTAATGTCAGGTGGCAACATTGCTTCTGGAACTATTGAACTTTACGGAATAAACTAACATGGAAGAACAGATCAACAAAGCAATATTACAAATGCACATGAAAGAAGATGATAAGATGTTTGCTGCACAAGCAGGAATTAATGCAGACCTCTATAAACGTATCGATGGTATAAATCTAAAACTTTGGTTGATCATGGTGGGTGTAGCAGGATCACTGCTCGCCCCGCTTGTAACTCAACTAGTAGGAGGAGTATAATGGCTAAAGCTCCAACAGCCACAGAGAATCAACTTAATGCATTACATGAATTTGTATGTAAACAACTCATGATCCTTTTAAAGGATGCAGAGCCAGAGATACAACTTAAGGCCCTGTCTAATGCAATTAAGTTCCTTAAGGATAACCATATAGAAGCACTACCTACATCAGCAAATTCTTTAGATGAGTTAGTGGAAGAGGTAGGTCATCTACCCTTCATGAATAATGGATAGCCTAACAGCAACTATGCTCGTTAACATGTGCTTCAGTTCAGGTGTGGACACTACTCAATGCATAGTACACAAGATTAATCCAGACTATGTGCTGATTCATATGTGTTATAAGCCAGTTAAGATTGGACAGCCTCAACAGTACACTGTTAGTTTAAAAGAGAAAGTTGTTAAAATTAACCTAGTCAAATGCCAAGGGCCAATATGAACAATAGAGAGCTAGAGATTCACCTTAAGGATGACTTCAGAAACTTCGTGTATTTTATATGGATGCATTTAAGACTTCCAGATCCTACACCAGTTCAGTATGACATAGCCGAGTTTCTAGCTACAGGCCCATCCCGTAGGGGAGTATTAGCTTACCGTGGTGTAGGCAAGTCCTTCCTTACTGGAGCATTAGTTGTCTGGTGGTTGTATAAAGATCCAGTCAATGAAAAGATATTAGTAACATCTGCAAGTAAAGACAGGGCAGATGCCTTTAGTATTTTCGTTAAGCAGTTAATTGAAACTGTTCCTATACTTAAACATTTAAAACCGGAGGCAGGTCGCCGTGATAGTAATATTTCTTTTGATGTGGGCGGTGCTAGCGTATCTCAGTCTCCATCGGTTAAATCAGCAGGAATCACAGGTCAAATTACAGGAAGTCGAGCGACTCGCATCGTATCGGATGATGTTGAAACACCTAACAACTCGCTTACACAATTACAACGAGAAAGACTACTTGAACGTGTAAGAGAGTATGATGCTATTATTGTACCAGAAGGACATACAGATATTGTATACCTAGGTACTCCACAGTCAGAGATGTCTGTGTACAATGAACTACCTGAGAGGGGATATACTTTCCGTATATGGCCTTCCAGAATGCCTGAAACACAGAAGATGATAAACTATGCTGGAAAGCTAGCTCCTTTCTATGCTACACTCGACTTAGAAGCGGGTGCAGCGGTGGATCCCCGTAGATTCACCCACGAAGACTTACTAGAACGTGAGGCTTCCTATGGTAAAGCAGGTTTTGCTCTTCAGTTCATGTTGGATACCTCACTATCTGACGCGGAACGATATCCCCTTAAGTTGAAAGACTTGATAGTGATGGATATCAATGTAGATCAGGCACCTATAAATGTTGCTTGGGGATCAGCAGATGAACAAGTGTTAGAACTTGGGAACTGTGGATTCATGGGTGACAAGTGGCTTAAACCTGCAATGACCTCTAAAGAGTGGAGTAACTATGACACCACTATTATGTACATTGATCCCGCTGGCCGTGGTTCTGATGAAGTGGGTTATGCGATTGTTAAGAAACTAGGATCACTACTATTCTTAATAGCAGCTGGAGGTCTAGAGGGAGGCTATGATGACGCTACGTTAGCTAAGTTATCTTATACTGCTAAGGCATTTAAGGTTAACAGAGTTATTGTAGAGCCTAACTTTGGTGATGGTATGTACCTCAAGTTATTGAGACCTATCATGACTCCTATACATAATTGCAGTGTTGAAGATGCTCCATGGAACTCTACCATGAAAGAGAAGAGGATCATTGATATACTTGAGCCTGTAATGATGCGTCACCTACTTGTAGTAGATAAGTCTCTAATTGAGAATGACTTGAAGAATCACGATAAGAACTATCAACTGTTCTATCAGATGACTCGAATAATGAATCAAAAGGATGCTTTACTACATGATGATAGATTAGAAGCTGTGGCTGGTGCTGTTGCCTTCTTTATCGAAGACATGGGTATTACCCCACAGGACAACTTGGATCGCAAGCGTGAAGAGTGGGTTCAGAAAGAATTGGATGAGATGATGGCTGAGTTTGGTCACACATCTACCGCCCCTAATTTACTAAACACAAGAGGACATATGTAATGGGAATGTTTGACGGATTGAAAGGAAAGAAGAATAAGAAGAAGGAGGCCCGTAAAGATGGTGCTCAACTTCTACTTAAAGGGGATGGTGCTCTGAGCAAGGCCATGAAAGCCCAAAAGAAGCGTGAACAAATGCTCAAAGATATTTAATTAAATAAACTTAAGGATATACAATGGAAAAGATTGTAGCACTAACAGAATATGTTAAAGCTAACAAGAAGAAGTCTATATTGATTGGCTTTGCTATCTTGTTTGCAGTCGTATTCATTACCTCCCCCTCACAAATAATTTAACAGGATAAATAAATGCAAATATTTGGATTTGACATGGCACTTGGTGCTGAAGGCGTAGAACAAACTGTAGCTTTCACTGCCGAAAGTGGTTATGTATATATGGTTGATACTGGTACGACTGGTGCAGTTACAGTTACCTGTCCCGACCCACAAGCTGGTGCTCGATTCGGAGTCGTTGACTCTGTAGGTAATGCCGCTGTTGCAAACATCACAGTGGATACATCCGGTGATAAGTATCACGGTGCTGCTGCTGATGACGTTTTGGCTGTAGCTAATGAGGTAGCAATTTACTACTACGTCAATGCTACTATTGGCTGGATTCGTGCAAATGGTATTGGTGATAACTAAGCCATAATAAACTCTGGGGGACTTCGGTTCCCCTTAGTTCTAACTAGGACACAACTATGTTTGATTTTTTAAAGAGAGAAAAGAAAGTATCTGTTTTATCTGAACCTCAGATTACAGATGCAGTATATAATAAGGTGACACATACGGTCTACCCTGAGATACAGATAATCCCTACTGGGGATCAATTTGCTTACGAGCTACGTCTAATAGATTATAAGACTAGTGAAGTAAAAGAAATTAGAACTGGAACACGTAGTACAGGTGCATTAGCCAAAGCTGAAGCATGTAAGCAACGTGATAAATACTTACAACGATTCACAAGGAACTAACCCATGGCATTAGGATTTAATGTAACCTTACGTAATAACATGTTGGATGAGATCATTGCATTAATTGATGCAGGTTCAGCTGGCTTTATACGTATCTATTCTGGTACTCGACCTGCTACAGGTGGTGCTGCAACAACTCTATTAGCTGAACTAACATTCAGTGCAACCTCATTCCCTGCTGCTGCAAGTGGATTGATGACAGCTAATGCTATTACGGATGACTCATCTGCTAATGCCACAGGTACAGCCTCATGGTTTCGTGTGGTTGACTCTGCTGCTTCTCATGTATTTGATGGTAACGTTGCTGCTTCTAGTTCAGACTTGAACTTGAATACAGTATCTATCTCATCTGGTGGAACAGTATCTATTAGTGCCTTTGCTCTAACGGCTGGTAACGCGTAATGGCTTCCCCTAGATCAGGAAGTTCTAGGGTTGCTCTTGGTTCTTACTATAAAGGTTATGAGACTGTCATGAACAATCTCTATAACTGGACTACTGCTTGGGCTGACACAATGCGTAATGGTACGTCTACTGAACTAGCTGGCTTGGAATACATGCGAGCTGCACAGTGGATAACTTATGCTACCCAAAACTTAGAGTACTTAAACAAGGCCAACACCTTATCAGGACTCGAGGCTTACATACGTAATGAGCTTACAGATCCTACTAGGGAGGTTGTAGCTGATCATGTATCAACTAGGACAGCCTTAATTAACGTTCGAGGGTGGCTTATTCTAAACCTACCTACTAACATCCAATATGTAGAGAACATCTCTAATGAGGGTGTAGTAACTTATGCTCGTGCAACTGCGGCAGCTGTAGAGCCTTTAGCTTTACTTATGGATACACTTAAAGCAACTATCGAGGATTAGCAAATGGCAGTAGCAGTATTAGACGCTGATACAAGTTCAGGCCCATCGGGTTCTTCTGAATTTAGTTTTAGCAAGACAGTTAGTGCTGGTACTGATCGGGTGCTTGTCGCCTTTGCTGGTGAGTATAACGATACTGGAACCTTTGCTCCTACCATGACTTATGGTGGTCAAACAATGACTGAAGTAGATGCCATCGAGTCACCTGCGGGTGCTGGTGGTAAGGTGCGACTTTCTGCATTTGCTATCAATGATGCAGGCATTGCTGCTGCAAGTGGAACTAACCTAGTAACTACTGATGCCGTTAATGGTTTCAGTTCTCATGTAATAGAAGCAACTAGTTATTCAGGTGTAGGTGACCAAGCGGTAATGTTCACTAATGTAGTAACTGATAGTAATGGGGGCGTCAATGTAGATACAAGCTGTGCTATGGGATCTGTAGATGCCGATGATGCAACTATATCAGCTGTCATTGGTTTTGATAACGGTGGTGGCATTGGTTCGATAGGTTGGACAGGAACTACTGAGACTGATGAACAGTACTCAAATAGTTTTGAAGCATTAATGTCCACTGCTGATAACTTCACTGGTGGAACTGTAACTGCTGTAGCCAGTGCTGATGACTCAGACAGTATGGCTCAGATATCCTTTGTACTTAGTAGCTCATCACCTGAAGGTCTTGATGTTACTTTGGACAATGTTACAAGTGCTATTACGGCAACACATACTGCTCCACCTAACCCAGACATTGTACGTATAGGTGAGAACGCTAACAGTCAGAACAATACAACTAGCATGGTCATTAATGTACCTGCGGGTACTGTTGATGGTGATTATATTATTGCCTTCCATAGTTCTGATGGTGCAGATAGATGTAACTTACTAACTGGCTTTACTGCTTTACAGAATCACAATACTGCTGGTTCAAGTTCTAACAGGTTGTCCTACAGGGTTGCCTCAAGTGAACCTGCAAGTTACACCTTTACTACTTCTGCGAGTGAGAGAGCTTGGGGCTGCTTAGTCGTATATAGAAATGTAAGTGCTATAGACTCCTCTAACTCAAACACAGGTGGATCGGATACCTCTGCTGTACTTACCTCATTAACTCCTACAGAAGATAACTGTATGGTTGTGGCCTTCATGGGTCAGGAAGATGGTGGTAATGGTGTTGGTGTAATTAATACCTTCCCAAGTCCTTTAACTGAAGTCATGGATAATGACAACGGTGTAGATGGATCGGGTGCGGCATCAAGTGCTGGTGGCTTCGGTCAAGCACTACAGACAACCGCAGCTGCACAGGCTGGAACAATAACTCTTAACGGGGCTGGTGGTAATACTAACTGGGGTACATTTGTGCTGGCCTTACAGAAGGCTGTCAGTTCCCCTACGGGAACCGTAAGTGAAACCTTGGACAATGTTACATCGGCTATCACAGCCACGTACACAGGCCCAGTGGTTACTGGTACAGTCTCTATTACATTAGATGCTATGACAAGTAGCATAACAGCTGTACATGAGTATAGTGGATCCCTAGGGTTAACCTTGGACGACTATACAAGTTCTATCACTGCAACATACAAAACCAACGGTACTATCTCTATAACAGCCGATGATGTCACTAGCTCAATAACAGGAGTCATGGCAGCAGTCGGATCTGGTAACACAACTCTAGATGATGTTACAAGTGACATTACAGGCAGCCTTCTGACAGAAGGTACTGTGTCGCTAACAATAGAAGATACTACCATGTCTGGTACTGGATCCTTTGGATCTGGTGTTACTGGCAGTGTATCTGTAACTTTGGACTCTGTCACATCCTCTATAACAGGACTTCATGGGTACAGTGGTACACTTGGGTTAACCTTAGACAGCGTGTCTCTAAGCTCATCTGGTGAGGTCATAACCATAGGCTCCCTCGGGATAACCCTAGGAGACACCACAGGATCAGCCACAGGCTCTTATGCCACCGATGGCTTCCTAGGGGTAACCTTGGATGACTTTACCATGTCTGGTGCTGGTGGACAAGACTTCAACGGATCTGTAGCTAATACTTTATCTGATATCACATCAAGTGGTACAGGAGCATTTGTTCCTACTGGGCCTGTTGTGGGTACTGTAAGTCTCACTATAGACAATGTAACAATTACTGCTAACGGTAACGTAGCTAACTTAGGTGAGAAAGCCTATATAACTGATCTTGTATCTGATCTTATTAAAGACGGAATAGAAGACTTAACCTTATAGGAAACCTATGGCAAACTTAGTAGCAAATGGTAGTTCTGATTGGGTGCCTGCTAAAGGCCCATTCCACCTTCACCTCTCAGGAGACTTTGGGGGTGGAACAATTCAACTTGAATATAGAAACAAAGATGCAGCTGTACGTAGTATTGCTAATGGTAGCTTTACTGCGGCTGTAGATAAACTAGTAAGTACAGGCTTTAATACAGATGTACGTGTGACACTTTCAGGTGCTTCGTCCCCCGACCTAGCATATGATCTACTGTCACATGCACCATAAGATCCTGTATGTCCTGTGGAACGATGCATGCCAGACAGATGACCGTGAGGTTGCCTTATGGCCTATCTGCCCACAGGAGACCGTAGGGTTCTTTGTGGACTATACGGAGGATCACTTGGTTGTGGCAAGGGACTGCACACATACTGGTGAAGGACATCAGGACTACCTTAGGATCCCCAAGGGTATGTTATTGGATGTCGAAAGATTATTCTAAATAGAATCTGGGGATCCGGCTAGATGAATGGTAAGCTCTAAAAATACAGCAAAAGTTCGTGTACCTAATTAATTATATAAAAAGTAAGACTTCCCCCATACATCTCCTGTACAACTATTTCTGTACATGGTACGTACATGCTACAAGGCCACTATACTCTCTATTGTACAGGCATGTACACCTAGGGTTGTCCATGGGTTGTCCACATGCTGTCCACCTGTTGTACACATAGTGTCCACCTGTTGTACACTATGGGTAACCTGTGGGTAACCTGTGGATAACCATGGGGGAGCCTGTGGATAACCTATGGGTAACCTGTGGATAACCTGTGGGTAACCTGTGGGTAACCTTTGGGGGAGCCTGTGGATAACCTGTGGGTAACCTGTGGGTAACTGGGGTTGGCATGGATCTTGCATGGGTCTGTGGTGGGGTGTATTGAGTACCGTGCACATGCGGTTGTCCATCGGGTACACATGCGGTTAAGACTACAACCTTGGCACGAGTCTTGCATGTCTCTGTTTTTTCTTTCTGGCATGGTTCTTGCTACGCGTGATTGTTATCGCGTGGGCACGTATAAGGATCGCGTGGGCGTTCTATATCTTTCGAGGCAATACTACCGTCCATCGGGATATCCCATTGGGGGTATATATATTTAATTTCCTAGGTTGGTAGAATGGGCACCATGGAAACACGGCAACAACAAGCCGGTAACCAGAGGCAAGTTAGCTACGCTATAAAGCCGATAGAACATGCAGATTTTTTAACCTTACTGCAAAATCAAATAAAGGGGTTGCACTTGAAGTGAAGTGAGCTACCGATAGAGTCGGACTAATAGCCAGCCACCAAGTTCTAAAAGTTTAGTCAAACAATCATAGCACGAACATGAACACAGATACAGCGTGTCAGTAGTATACTAGATTGTAAGCTAAACCTCTAGCTAGTTTGCTAGCTAAATGGTGCTTGCTAAGTATCATTCAATTAGCAAATCAGGAGCACTAAATGTTTATTATTCAAGCAGTTACAATAGCATTGACTGCCGGTGGTTTAATTCATACGGCACTTTACGTAGCTCAATTGTATTTTTACTATAACTAGGGGAACAACATGTCAAACAATATGAAGTTCGGCTTAATGATATGGGCGGCAAGCATATTAAGTACATCGTTAATAACTATAATTGGATACTTAATATAATGGATAACTATAAAAACAGAGCTGAAAAGAATCAAAACAGCATGATATATGGCACTAGTAATGGGCCAAAATATACAAGCTTACCAGCACAAGTACGTGATCCAATTACAGGCAAGTTATCATTCGAAACAAGACAAACAATAGGAGAAGCAATCAAATGAAAAACCCTCGTGAAGTCTTAATCGCACTAGTAAGGCAAGCTATAAAGCGAGAAATATCAACAGTTGCAAGCACCGAATTACTAGAATCATACCAAATAAGAGGTGCATTTGATGATGATACTAGCCCTACAATGTACACGGGATTCTGCTATCAATCGCAAAGGTGGATTACTGTAAAAGAAGATGAAGTAATCAGTTAATAACACTTAGTTACTTAGAAATAGGTAGCTAATTAGTATTAATAGGAGTACACAAAATGATTAAATTAAGCAAAGCAAGTAAGATGCCATGTAGGTCGTGGTCATTACAAGCTATAGACACATGCCCTGCTTCAAAAGGGGCCGATGGAGAGCTTGTAGACGCTTGTAAGGGCTGTTATGCAACCACGGGGAACTACCGGTTTCCTAATGTGAAAGCACCTAGAATCCATAATCAAACCGACTGGAAGCGTAACGAGTGGGTTGATGAAATGGTAGCTGAATTAGATAATGATCGCTATTTTAGATGGTTTGATAGCGGTGATATGTATACAATCAAGCTAGCTCGTAAAATGTTAGATGTAATGACTAGAACACCTCATTGTAACCACTGGCTACCCACAAGGATGCATAAGTTCGCCAAGTTTAGAACTATAATTAAGCTAATGGAGAAGCTACCAAATGTCGTTGTTAGATTGTCAAGTGATAGCGTCGAAGGTATTGAAATTGCAGGTAAAACCACTAGCACAATCGTACCAAGTCCGGCTGAATTAGCTGTTGGTCAAACACTTTGCCAAGCTTATAACAATAATGGCAAGTGCGGAACGTGTCGAGCATGTTGGTCTAAGGATGTCAAGGTTATTGCCTATCCAGCACATGGTCTGAGCATGCATAAAGTAATAAGAATTAAACTAGAAAGGAGTGTCGCATGAATACAGTAAAAGCTAAATTTAACGTGCAACAGCGTGGGGGGTATGAGTATATATTAGAAGCTGGTACAATCTATGATATTGAAATTTCAGATGGTACATTTGGGGGAGCTCCATATGCTACTGCCTATGATTCAGAAGGACATAAGATTGCTTCATGCCATTTGTCAAGATTCGAAATAATAGAAGGAGAGCAAACATAATGAAAAGATTTGATGATACAAAGTTTCCACTATTCTCAATGGTGGCACTAATTACCGCAATACTTGCAGTTTTAATAATAGGAGATATAGTACTATGAAAAACCCGTTCATGTCATTATGTATAGCAAATACAGGTCATTGGAAAAACGAGCGACTAGTTAAAAAAGGATTAATATGGAGTGGTAATCCTGAGCATAGCCTTGTGGATCCCTTCTACATTTCGGCCAACAGGCACCACCGCTGGAATGTTATAATAGATGACGAGATAGTAAGGGCAATAGGTAAGCCTCATATAGCTCGTGAGTTCTCTAATTTACTAGAAGCTAAAACCTTCTTATATGGCGTAGATCAAGAGAACAAAGCAAACCTATAGCATCATAGCAGTTAATCATTAATATCGCTTAGAATGCCTCTCAGTTCGCCTCAGGGGTATTCTAACCAATACTAACGGAGAGAATATATGGAATATTTGAATTTATTACTAGATGATTACTATTTGAACTATTATCAGGAGCTAGAATATGACGATTACAGTTAACAACACACCAGATGCAAATTTAAAGGGGTGATAAATGAGTAATAACAAAAACATGTTCCCACCTAGAATGGAAGCCATAAAGAACTATGTGAGTAATACTGACAAAGACACCATGTTTGGTGATTGTCGTACCGATTGGCAAGCACTTAAGATGACTTCGAACTTACATAATGAAGATCGTGACTGTAGCGTCAAAGCTCTTGTAGTGACCACAGGCAAGACTTACACAGAATGTCATACCCAGCTGGCGGCACTAGGTCGAAAGCCTCGTACAGGCTCTTCTATGCCCTGTATAGTCCATGCTGCAAAACTGTTAGGGTGGAATATGCACCCAATGGATAGTCTACTAGCTAACATCAAGTATCGAAAGGGTAGTGGAGTTACTGCAAAGTCAGCACCTAATTGGTTACCCAATAATAGAATATTCATGCTAGAGTTCAAGAATCACGTAGCAGGATTTTATAAGGGTAGAGTAATTGACTGGACTATGACTAGAAACCACCGAGTAACTAGAATATGGGAGTTAAACGAATATGAAATTTGAACCTAAACAAGATGCTGCTATGTCAACATACTACCGCAACCTATACATGACAGCTACTCGTGATCTAATAAAGGCTAGAAGGGCACTTAGGGGTGCCAATGTGGATCTACAGGCTGCCTATAAGCGAATCAGACAATTAGAAGGGAGTATCGAGAAATGAAACAATCAATAATAGAACAATTAGAACAAATAGAGCTAGCTATGGACATATTAGCAGATGAACTTGTAGAGTCTAAAGAGGTGCACTTCTATACCTTTTACAAATATACAGAGAGCCGTAATTCCCTTAAGGAATCCCTTAGGAATCTTAGGGAGAACATACAATGAGCATGTACTACTGTAATGTCTGCCATGACCTAAAAGATGACGATTACGATCCTTGTCAAGCTGAACCTACTATCTTTGGGCCTGATGATTCTAACTATTGTTGTCCTGATTGTCATGCTAACTTGACTGAATACTTCACTAAGGAAACTACAAGGTACCGTAATGAATAAGCGTAAGAATCCTGTTAAGCACTTTATGGAGCACTTCCATAGACCTAAGACAGAGAAGGTTAAGACTAAATATAAGAGAAAGGAGAAGCATAATGTTGATGGTAAGGGTAATGTCTAAAGATGGTGATAATACCTTCTTTTGTTTTGAATATTTTAATCTAGAAGAAGTACAGAATATAACCGATAAGAACTTTGGAAAGGGTGAATTCAAGGTATATCACGTAATGGACACAGAGGTCGATCTAGGGCCATAATGAGCTAGGGCGTATACTAGGAGGAACTCCCCTTAAGATAACCTAGAGAGAAGACTGAAAGAAGAGAGTCTAGGATAGGGAAAGAAAGGAAGAAGAACAATAAAGATAACCTTAGGGTAACCCGAGGTTAACCTTAGGGCATCATTAGGGTACCTTAAGTTTAACTAAAGAGAGGTGTTACATAATGAAAACTTTAATATTAAAGAAGACAGAGCAGAAGGAAATTTACTTTAAGGATAGTACCGCTAAGTTTAAACCTATGTTTGTTATTGATGATAAAGGTAGACTTAAAGGAATGGTAGTACTTGAACCTGATGGATATCTTGTGAAAACTGGCTTAGGCTGGGGGTATTTTGGACATAGAGATACTCTGCAAGAACTTATAGAGTATGGTCAACATATTGGACTTAGATTTGTTATAGAGGCCAAGGTTACGCAAGGAGTGCATGATGACACGTGATGAGCAAGCGATTAAGATAATAGACACTAAATTATTTGACGCATACAACGCAGGAAATGCTGAGCATCCTTTTAATATGATCAGCCATGCGAAGGAATTATGGGAACAACTAAAAGCATTGGATGATGGCGAAACAACGGCAGATAGTCCGGCTGATTATGATATCAGACAAAGATCAATATCAGTTTTACAAATAGATAGCAGAATGGGCAAAGGCTGGTGTGCAGAATTGGCAAAAGCATTGGAGAGTGAATGATGGATAACGTAATTCTAGCAGACGAGAAATTCAGAGGCAGCGACTTTGAGTACATTGTGACAATTAATGTAACGCCAACATTTAAGTTGTTCTGGGTGTTAATTAAAGCGGTGTATACAAAAACAGACGTTGCTTATACGCACACATTCACTAACAACCCTTTTGAAGCCAATGACTAGAGAAGCGGCAAATATAAAATATTTTAAGGAGTTCGCGGTATGTCCAGATTAGAATCAATAGTAGAGATATTAGACCACTACTTTACGGACTATTGTGAAAAGACACAGCTAATAGCAGCCAAAAGAATACT